GTAGAAATTGTAACTTGATTGGTGTTGCCCGAGTTAGGTGATATGATTCTGCGTGTGCCGTATAGGCCCAGCTGCTCACCTTCGTAAGGATTGCCTGGATCATACGTGATTTCTGTACCGATCTTTACAGCAGGTAATGTTAAATTACCATCTATTCCGAAGTTCCAATTGTTACCAACTTCAGTTGCTACGTCACCAACAAAAAAATTTAATCCATTACCAACATTACTGTATCCGGCAATGATTCCACTTGGTGGCATAACAAATCTACCGACGGTATCAGTATCGAATACAAAAGTATGTCCTTTGGATTCGATATTGACGTTGCCTGTAGCATAGAGTGAAAGATCACCTGATTGAGATTTAATAGTTGAATTAGTAGGTAGTGTTATATTACCATCATATCCTAAAGTATATGTGTTAGTTCCACCTACGTTAAATGATAGATTAGCATTAAATGGTGTGCTTATAGATGCAGTGTTTCCTAATTCATTAGATGGTAAATATATATTACCGTCTATTCCAAATACAGTTTGATATCCACCTGCATCTATGGTAATGGGTACAATAGGGGAATAACCTGTAATAGTAGCAGTGCCATCTGTAGGTCCTACAAACGTTGTCCAAGTAGATGAATCTACGGGTGTGCTATATGTATTATCCGTAAAGATATTAAATGCGTTAAACCAAGACGCCTCATAATACCAAGTACCTATCGCTTGAGTAGTTGAATTAACATTGCCAATTACAACAGTACCTCTTTCTGCATAATTAAAAGTATTACCGCTGAGTGTTACATTACAGTTTGGTCCTATACTAATACCGGTTATGGAATCATTTATGTCTATCTGCGTAGGTATACCACCAGTAATAACTCCACCGCTCACTGCTAGATTGCCAGGAAGATTGAGATTTCCTGAACTAGTCAATATTGCGCTATACGCACCGTTGCTTAAACGATCAACTGATAGTCCGGTACCTCCTAGCAAAGCGTCAAAAATAATAGTTAATCCAGTAGCATTTCCGCCGGCGCCGATCGGTAATACAGCATTAGTACTGTTTACTACTAGATCGGATTGCGGGTTTAAGAATGGTAAACAACTGAAATAGCTGTATTCCCATAGATCAGCTCCGCTGTTAAGAACCTGATTGACCGTGTTCCATCCGTCCGCATATCCTGCACCATTCTCACTGTTACCAAAATTCGGAGTAGACATGAATACAACACCTGTTGTGTTGTGTTCTGCTATATTTGCTGTTATAGTAGCAACGTTGCTGGTTGGGTTTACTTGATTGCTGTATTGTGGACCAGAACTAGTCCATGGATTGTTAAGATTTACATTTTGATAACTAGAAACTATAGTACTTTGATCATCTACATTTATGTCAAAGCTAATAGTAATGACTCCCGAAACAGGAGTAGCGCTGTTGTTAATAGCGTACCATATTTCACTCTTTTGCCCACATAATGTAGTTGGGTCAACGTAAGAACTTCTTTGAATCCAGGTTAACCCTAATCCAGTAATACCAGTAATACTTGCAACTGCATTTCCCCCGGAATTTCCGGTTTCACATGCACTGGCAACAACAATCACTGATTGGGCGCCTGCGGTATATGATACCGTAGTTAAGTTGCCACTTGACATCTGTCCAGTAGCTGACCCTTCAAGGCTAGGATTAGAAGTACCAAATATATGCCCAGAAAGATTAATGTTGTTTACAGTTAGATTGCCTGCCTGAATATTGTTGGCGCCGATAATATTTCCGCCGCCCACAAAATTAAGACTGCTTCCGGTACGGGATAACTCAAGTTCGTTGTTTGAATCGCTTATTCTACCAAAGATATTTTCTGTCAAGAATCCGCCGGTACCGAATATGATGTCCTTAGTTGTACCCTGAGAACCTGTTGCCAACACTAAATTGCCGCCACCTATAGCTGGGGCCTGATCCGGAAGATAGGCCTCAGCAAACAGATAACCATCACCTGAACCAGTTATAGTATAATTGGCGTCACTGAAGAATGAGCTAGTAAAGCCCACATCGACCCAACCCCCAGCGTCGTTGCCGTGATGCCCGTAAGCGACCCAGTCAGCAGAACCGATATCTGCTACGTTGGTGATAGCTGCCTGTACATATGCAGAACCATTATCACTTATTACAAGTGTGGCGTTTTGTAATGATGCTGCTAGTTCGCTTGCACCCGATCCAATTGTAACTACATTGCCATTGAAATCTGCATTGCCAGGCGCTGTTAAGTTGCCATCGGTGCCGAACGTCCAAAGGTTAGTGTTGATTGTAGGGAAATACGTTCCAGTAGGAGGAACACTACCTAAAGGAGGATTAGTATTCCACTGAGTTAATGGATTAGTCAATGTTCCGATGTTCACATAAAGTGCTTGACCGAATCCTGGGGTCCAAATTCCCCACTCCGTATCAAAAAGTATATAAGGATCAGTAGCTGGATTGTAACCCGCCGGATACCAACTTGGCGTTNGCTGATTGAGGTCTCTTATGTACGTAGTGTTCACCGTTGCAANATCAGCACCGCTGATAACTATTGTAGTTGGTGCAACCGAAACAAAATCAGTTGATTGAATACTAACTGACCCGTTTGCATTTACTGATACATTTGCGTTATTATCTCTTCCAAGAATTAGATTTTCACCGTTACCTGCAATGTGAATATCTGGACCGATAGTTAAGTATATATCCAAAAATGCACCTGCATTGTTGGGATTAGGCTGTAAATGTAAATTACCAGTGCCAATGATGTTAATATCATTGAATGTAACATTACCTGTGTTACCACCTCCACCGTATGGGACACCATTTGCATAATTGATTGCCACTTCACCATTACCTGGAAGAGTCAAGTTACCTGCATGATCAAATACCCAACCTGCAGAACCAAAGCCCATACCCAACTGTGTCGAGATAGTTACACTATTTGAACTGTCTATTAATAAAGTATTGATAAATGGCGAGGGCAATAAGTTAGCAGTATTACCTAACCAACCCAAGAAAGCTTCTCCGGAATAACCCGGCAATGATATACCACCGATGTTCGCATCATCACTCTGTGGAGCAATTAACAGACTGACATTAGGACCCTCATCACCAAATTGCCATGCTAAACCGGAATTACCGGGATCAGGATTTATTGTAATAAATCCTCTAGTACCATTGATATTAGCATCAAGGTTTAGGTTACCAGTAACAGTTGCATCAACTGTTGCTAAAGGACCATAGATAGTAGCTTGCTCGGCAGCAAAATTTACAGTGTTTAATTGTGTGTTGGGAGAATCCCAGGTCAATGACGGGCTTCCACCAAATAGACCAGAATCATTAAACTGAATCTGAGAGTTTGCTCCGCCCGGATTGCCGTTTCCTGAACCACTTTGAGCAGTCCACGATAGATTACCATTACCATTAGTCTGTAGAACATATCCATTGTTCCCGCCCGGAATCCTAACAGTACTGACATCAACGACTGACAAGTTAGCTAGTGTACCAACACTGGTTATGTTTGGTTGCGCGGCGTTAGTTACTGATTGTGCTAAAATTGCTTGGCCTGCCGGCGGAAAATATGATCCACCAGCACCACTAAGAATTAGATTCCCCACAATTTGAAGATTAGCATTTTTAGTAGTCGGGGTACCTGACATATCAACCACAGGGAATAGAGAGGTGTAACTGAGATTAGACCCTATGTTGTTAAGACTAGTAATTTTTATGCTGGAAATCATATTTGTTTGTTCCTATTATCCGAATGTAACGCTATTTTGGCCAACACAGAACCATTTACTATTTACGTACTGCAGGGTACATCCTGCACCTACAGCAGCAAATGTTATGGTTCCGGATCCGCTAGCTTTCCAACCAGCAGTAGCGACTGTGATGACCATATCTCCGCCGTGTGTTACCATCATAAATGTCTTAATCTGTCCGGCTGTTCCAGCAGCTAATGTAGCAGTGCTTCCTCCGGTCGTGCTAAAGTAACTTGCCGTGACGGCTAGATTTGCAGCAGAACCATTAGTTAAATTCTCGCTACTGAATCCAATTGGAGACTCAACGTTAATCGTACCGGCTGATACTATTGGACTACTAGTTACATTCAAGCTGTTGCTAGATAGTCCAACTGAAGTAACGGTTCCACCTGATGCAGTAGCAGAAATAGTGATATTTCCATTACTACCAGATGCAGTAATTCCGGATCCTGCTGTGATTCTAGTTACGCCGATGTTAGTAACTGTGATACTACCGTTAGTAGTAATTGGTCCACCGTTAATCTGAATGCCCGCGCCGGGTGTTAGCCCTACGCTAGTTACAGTTCCAGCTGATGCCCCGTTAGATGCAGATGTTACTCTACCGTAGGCATCAATAGTTAGTATTGGATTAGAGTATGTTCCTGCATTCGCGCCGGTCGTTGCTAAATCTATAGTGATATTCCCACTAGATACTATAGGAGTATTGGTAACTACTAATCTAGAAGTAGAAATAGGTGTTATACCTATTGAGGTTACAGTACCTATTCCGCCTCCTCCGCCAACGAGCGAGATAGTAATATCACCGGTCGTTCCAGTTAACTGAACGCCAGAACCCGCAGAAAGAGAAGTAACACCAGTGTTTGTAAAAGTGACGATACCATTAGAAGAATCAGTAGTTATGTTTATAGCACCACCGGACGTAAATGTATTATACGGGCTCGCACAAGCAAAAAGTGTGGTGAAGTTGTTGCTAGCTTTAGTAAAAGCTGTATATAGTGAATCGCTACCTACCGACTCGTTAGGTAGACCAATATTTATTGATTCTTTTCCAGATATACTCATTTTCAATCCTTATGATGTATTTATCAATAAGGATCGAAAGAATTGTCCGTATCTCAGTAAAATTCATTCTTTACGTGCGGAGTAAATCCTAAATCTATGACGACTGGGCTACCTTTGTAGATTCCCCAGTTACTAGCACGGGAAAAATCACCCAAAAGAATGTTACTGCTGCTAGCCAAGGTCGCAAGTTCGTCTACATAGTGCATAGTAGTCTCTATGTCTTCTTCAGTGGCGCCCCTTTTAGTCATCCAACTTTTTGCCTCTATTGGATTTAATGACCTATACCGGTCCTGTCCTGATTTATTTTCCGCAACTGCTATTAAGTTACGAAGGCCTAAAGTAGAGCACCTCATTAACTTGCATAGTTTTGCTTCAGACGCTTTTTCTGCCAACTCAGTTTGAATCCAGACCGGCTTATGATTCTGCTTGTCATAGTCGATAAGAGGAATAACAATGTCTAGTTGTCCAATGTATCCATCTTCTAGAATATCTACCTCAGCTTCATTCTGTGCCATGCCTTTAGCGTTCTTTGCAATCTTTAGAACAGTAGGTCTACCTTGATATTCAATAGTCATCGCTACACGAGCAGAACCAGTGCCTAATCGTTTGGCACGCTCTAGTGCATACGCCAATCTACTTTTGAAGGATTTAGCTTTTGGTTTTTCTGGAGTAGGTCTGGTACTAAATTCGTTTGGGTCCCAATCAGAAGGAAGCGGTACCTCCATAAGATTTTTTTCAAAGATGAACTCATTTGCTCTCATAGTGACTTACCCCACCTGGTGTTAATCACATTCCAGTTGATGATCTTCCAAAGTTCGGTAAGATACTTTTTCTTATCTGAGCCATAGTCAAGCACAAATGAATGTTCCCACCAATCTACTAACAGTAGAATGTCATCACGCACTTCATGGTTCTTGATTGTTTTGATTTTGCCGTCGTAGGCTAGGTAGATCCAACCGGATCCATGAATCTTCATGGCTTCTTCTAAAAAGTCAGCCTGAAACTTGCGATAATCACCGAAATGCTTATTGATAAAAGTAAGCATAGGCCCGTTCGGTTTGTTACCGACTCGCACTGCTCTGAATTGAGTAAACCATAAGTTATGTAGGAAAACGCCCGCATAATTAAAATCGGGGTCACCTTCTTTGTCATTGAATCTTGTTGCGTAGCCTTTTGCCAACTTCTCATAATGCAGATTAAGGGTCTCTCCGCTCATGACGGGAGACACTTCTTTGACATCGAAGTTTAGTGCAATAATTTCTACGTCTTGAGGTTTTGATTTGTCCTCGAGGATGGTAATATACTCACGCATGAGTATATTTATCGTTACTTGCGCCGAACTATTCTTCCTCGTGTAAGATCATACGGAGTTAGCTCCACGTCGACCTTATCACCCATAAGTATGCGAATTTGATGCTGTCGCATCTTACCTGCTAGATGACTAAACACAATTACACCGTTATCAAGCTTTACTTTAAACGTTGCATTTGGTAGTACGTCTATAATTTCTCCTTCCACCTTAATTGAATCCTGATTTGCCATAATTTATTTCTTTAGTATAGACCATATCGACTCCTTTTCGATAATCTCTTTTTCTAGCTCACGATACCTATCACCGAGAGCCTTAAGTTCTTCCCACTTTTCTTCTAGTTGTGGATTTGGGTGAAGAATAGCTAAACGAGCTTCAATATCTTCTAGTGTTTTAATAAGGTATTTTCCTTTAATTGAAACCTTACCCTGAAAGTCTGCGTCGACCGAAACAGACAAAGTTGAACTTGGTGTAGAAACCGTATACGGACTTGATGTCGCAGTAATAGTAGAAGAATATATGCTAGGTGACCAATTAATTCCGTAAGTGGTTCCGTTGGTTACAGAATATCCGCCGGTAGTAATAGTAGAATTACTGAAAGTTGTAGCCATTCCTATAGGATTGTTGTTCATATTATTTAACCCATACGTCTGTGTAGGGCTGGTCACTTTAATACTGTTCAATATACTATCTAACCTAGAAGTAAAAATACCGTCATCGGTTTCTTCGCTCATTTGCTTGCCTTTTTAAGAAATATTTGGCCAGAATCATCGATGCCGATTTCCACGTCATCGCCCTCTTTCCAACCTAATTGTTTTAATAATGGAATAGGTAGCGGAATGATGAGGTCGCCCGTCTCAGCGTCCTCTTGTGTGATTACCTCATACCTTACGCCGTTTGAATTTTTTGAAGTAGTCATTCGCATCCCAAGGGTTGCGAGAATATATTATTGGGTGTCATTATGATATTTATTCCGAACATGAGCAACTGTCACAGTTACCGCATCGCTTAGAGTCACATGAAGAACAGTACCAGCCCTTTTCAGTGTGAACTACAGTATTTTGTCCGCATTTACCGCATCGTTTTCCGACAGGTTTTTTGGGTTGTTCTATCTTAAATACAGGTTCAGTGGTCACTTACTAGTTTCCTTAAAAGCAGAGCAAAGACCACTCACAACCTTATCCAACCTATCTTCGTCAGCCTGATACTTGATTCCGATTCCGCCGGCAGCAATCCACTTTCGAATATTTACGCCATAGTCATCGATGAGTATGTTTGGAGTACCGTCCTTCTGAACAGCGTATTTGGCCTTATCATGATCAAATATAACATGTTTTGGTTTCACCGTTATATTCTTATTCAACCATTCGCGCTTTCCCTTGATACTACCGTCCCGATCAAAGTTCAGTGGGCTACTAAGAATGTCGTAGTCACCGGCAAACTTCTTTACTATTTCCAGCAGTTCGTTTGAAGTGGGGAAAACACCGATGCTTTTAAACAGATGATATGCGTTGGAATCTCTGAAAAATGTTTCCCATTGATCAGGAGTCATTTCATTGTAATGTTCTACGTCGTGAAGATCACCTGCGTAACCGAATAGATCAGCTAGTACGCCATCCATATCCACAAATACGGTTGGTTTACCCTTGTCTAATTGCTTACTTTCTATTAGTTCTATGATCTTCATATATTATATTTATTCAAACTTACTAAATATTACGTATTATTACATGAAGAATCTTTGATGTCAAGGATCTTCATAGCCAAAAACAATAAGGAAAACAAATGGCTCTAATAGACACAGTAATGAACATATTTATGAAAACACCAAAGGACCCAAATGCTCCTAAGCCACCTCCCGGTTCTCGTTCAGAACGTGAGGCAAAAATTAAGGACAAAGCAGGCATGGTAATCAACGTGTTTGCATTACTGCTTGCAGTAAATGCCTGGTACGGAGGAAAGTTTAGTAGCACAGTAATGAATAACACTATCGCTGCGAATGACGTTTGGAATTTTTATGAGGCTAAGTCCATTAAGCAAACACAGTATGAATTAGCTGCGCTACAGACACCTAATAAAATTCTTGCTAAGCAATGGCAGGATAAGGCTGCTAGTTACGAAAGCGATCCTAAATCCGGCGAGGGTAAGAAGGAACTTATGGCTAAGGCAAACAAGCTAGAAGCAGAAAGAAATGAAGCTAAAAAACGCAGTCCATGGATTGGTTTTGCGGGTACTGCATTCCAACTAAGCATTGTTATTCTTTCAGCGAGCATCCTTGCGGTTAGTATGGATTTGTTTTGGGGTAGTTTTATTGTAGCAGGGATTGGTGTAGTGTTGATGACACAAGGTCTATGGCTTTGGATGCCATTCTAACACGAATCAGTGCCTAGTACGATTACGACTTTTTCTAATAGGTACGTAATCTTTGTTTGGAATAGGTGATCTGTCGGGGATGATGTGATGAAAATCAATTGCATCGTCCCCGAATTTTATCATAGCATATGCTATAATCTTATCCGCATCGTCATTATCACTGAATCCTATGATAAGATGCCCTAAAAAATGAACCTTTGTTTTGATATGCTTTTTGAGAGTTACATCTGTAAGGATATCAGTAAAATCGTTTGACTCTCTATGAAACAGTATCTTCTTCATTTACTTTTTCCAAACTAAAAATGCTACGTAGTCTCGTTCGGACTCAAATAGGAATTCAAATTCTTCATACATATTATTGCGAGCATGGTCGAATCCCCATTCTGCTTCACAGTTACGTTTACACCATTCTACAACGTGTTTTAATTCTCCATATGGAATAGTAACGTTGGCGCTATGAGCAGTCGGTACATTGATAGACATTAATACCTCCTTGGGTCAAAAATTTTAAGCCACTGTCATCTCTGTATTTTTCTTTATAATAAACAGTGGAAATTTTGGCTTGATATATGAGCTTCGCACAGTCGATACAAGGTGCGTGTGTACAAAAAAAAGTAGCACCTTCACTAGATTCCGTACTACACGCTACCTTGCTAATTGAATTTGCTTCGGCGTGCAGTACTTCTGGACGAGTTTTGAGGGTACCGTCCTCTAGTGTAATCTCGCAGTTATTGTCCCAACCGGCCGGCATACCATTATAACCAGTAGCAATAATTTGGGAGTCACCTTTAACTATTACGGCTCCTACTTTCAATCGTTTAGCATAACTGAGTGTAGCAGTTAGTTCAGCAAACTCCATAAAATACTTTATAAATTTAGGTTTCATGTCTTGCATCGTTCATTGTGGTGTTTATAAAAATTAGGACTCTCGTTCGCTGTCATACCACATATATTGCATGTGACCTGTTTAATCGAAACCGGCTTTTTATTTGGATTTGTCTTGCAGTTATCCATATGCCACCTTTTCATATTTTTATAGTCTCCGGTCTTACCGCAGTGGGAACAAGTGAGTACAGTGGTATCCTGCGGCCGCAATCGCATAGCCTCTTTATGTAATTCTGATTTTTTCTTACCTTTAAGTGATTCACTGATTTTTAATGCCGCCACTGCGATCCTAGCATCAGTGTGTTTTGTTTTTCCGATATGCCAACTTTGATTATTAGGATTGTTTAACCTGGATTCTGTCCTACACCTAATATGTTTTTCTGATTGTTTTCTACCTCTCATTTTCTTTTTTTGCGAATCAATGCTGTGTTTTGACTTGTGGTGCCCTAACGTCCCGTCGCCGCCTAATGTCATATTATAACCATTAGAGTTTTCCGAATAGAAATAGGAGTTGTATTCTACAATAAACCAGTTTTCCATAACTTTCAGTGTATAGTCTCCGTCTTCCGATTCATATATGACCTCCCATATAAAGTTTTCCCAACCATATTTTCGTATAGCATTATAGAACACAGTTGATCTTTCTGCGCCGCGATTAGCATTGTGTTTGTGTTGGGCCTTCCTGCGCGGCCACCTCGAATCGAAGCCTATATAAACCTTTTGATTCACTGTGTTAGTTGCTTTGTATATAACATAACTTCTTCATAAACCTATTTATCGAAGGTTATGGGACTAAAAATTAACCTAATCCCAAAGCGAACGGTAGTATGTGGCAAACAAATCCAATCCTTCTTGGATTCGATCCTCATGCATTTGTGCACCGACATAATCATGCCAATGCTCTCCGGTATTCTTTAATCGGTAAGTTGGTGAAGATTTTCCGGTAGTAGGATCAGTGTAAGATTCACCTTTTTCCCATTCTAGAGACAGATCACCATGATGATATTTGTCTTCGTAATCTTCGTATGCGATCTGTTGAAAAGACCAGATCATCTTGTCTAGTGTTTCTTCCCACTTATCGCAATTTTTTTGAAAGACTTCATCTTTGTCTTCCTTCATGAAATCGAAAACTGCTTGGTTGGAATAATCCTCACAAGACTCGTCTATAAATTCACCGGGTACACCGTGTTTAGTTTGCTTTAGCTGTATAAGCGCAGGTAGGATAATGAGGGCTAGAGTATGATCTAGCCCCCAAGTGTCGAATTTATCTATTTCGATACTAATTTTGCGGTGAGCGTTTTTTAGGAATTTTCCCAGACTAACTTTCATTGCTTACTGATTTTGCCTTTCCGTTAATGAACCAAAATATTTTACTCGATCCAATGTCCGTAGGATAAGTAACGAACGCTAGGTTTATCCGTCTAGTATTTGACAGTTCTGCTGCAAGCCCATCGATTGTGCTTGATTGACCTAAAAAGGCCTTAGTTTCTTTATCATAAAGATAATAGTTTCCTGACTCATATTCTGCAATGCAGAACGGAAAAGAAGACTTTCTCTTGATAAACTGATCCAAATTTTTAGTGAGTTCGGCCGTTAGCGCGGATCTAGTGCCGAGATAGTATCCGGCACCCAAACAGACCAACGCTAACAAGAGAAGTGCTGCATTCATGATAATATTTATCCTTACCACTCAGGTCCAAAGACAGCCC